TTCTTATGGTATGGTTTCACTTCGAAAGGAAAAGTCGCCTTGAACCTATCATCTGGACGCTCTTCTATGAAATTTTTTACGTGGTCGTTCTTTACTATCCTAAGGAAGTATGGTGCCTGTCTACTAAGACCCCAATACGGTCTATCCATGAAGAAGAAATCAATTTTATTTTTTTGACAGTGTTCGTACACAAGATTTGTGCCCCTCAAAATACCAAACAGCGATATGCTGTCGGCGTCGGTTGCCTGAATGCACTCGTTGTGAGGAAGTATTTTTGAATTAGGTATTCCTTGTTTGAAAAATTCAATGTACTTTTCGGTAACGTGTCTGTTTGTTTTTGAAAGGTAATTCATATTACATTTTAATAATTTTTAGTCCAAATGTCTAATCAAATCTTTGACATCTACTTCGAAATCTATCAAATCGTTGAGTCGTTTCACTCCTTTTGGCCTGTTTCCGTTGTATTGTATTGGAATAGTTTTTGCAAGGTAAAGTTCGTGATCTAGGGCCAAACAGTTTGCCAACACCGGGTAAACTTTTTTGTGTATCATTTTTGGATCTTGTATCTCTATTATTTTTGTTCCTTGTTCACACCATAAGATGTTCGTAAGTCCTGCGCCATGTGGCGCAACGATATGACTTGCTTCGGAAAAACATTTTACTTGTTCTTTTATAGACATGTCTTCGAGAGTCACTGTTTGCCATCCTTTTAGAGCCATCATAAGTTTTTCAGCATTCAGTAATCTTCTGGTAGTTGCTTTGTTCCGTGACACGTAGATCTTCTTTCCTTTGCTTTTGCCCACCCCTATTACATTTTTTAACACGTGTAACCATGGAGCCAAAGACGGTGCTATCACTCCATCCTGATGATTACTAAGACTGGGTACGATAAGGTGTTGGAACTGCCAGGTCTCTTTCTCGGGTAGCACCATGTATTTTAGATCCGGAAAGAATGCCTCTGCCACTTTATCAAAATATTTGCTTGGGTTAGATAACACGAAACAATACTTTGTGAACAATGTACTCCAACGTTTTTCGACTAACCTGAACTTTGATATTATATCTATCCATACGTGCCATGGATTGTTAGCACTCTCTTTATCGATAGGCAACCATACGTAGGTGTACCTTTCATTGAAATGCCTTGTGACTTTGGGTAAACGTATCTCGATTTTCTCACCCCAGGTGTCCCATAAGCCATGTGTCTTATTGGGTTTATTTTTGTACCTGTGTGTGAGGTTCCAGACGTGATTAGTGATAAGATGATTCTCGTTGGTCACAATCAACGGACAGGAGTTGACCTGGCAGTCAAAAAATTCTGCCATGAATGTTGGTAAAGATTTATATGACGAAGGGGCATCGGGATGATACGGTACATGATAATCGAAGCCTGAATCGATCGTTGGAAACCTGTTCAGAAAATATTTGATATCGGTGATGTTTTTGACTGTTGGCATTTCTAAATAACTAGTATATAATTATCGTATGACCATATCCAAATTGTTTATAAACGGTTGTTCATTTCTCACACCCAGACCAAAGGACAATGTAATCACACACACAGGCATTGAACTTGCTCGTCTATTAGATTTGGAAATAGCGGAAAATGTCGCACAAGGTGGCAGGGGAAATGACAGGATAAGTTTCACAACTAAACTTTGGTTCACACAGAAAAGGCCTGTGGATACAATGGCCGTTATAGGTTGGTCCAGCAGTGACAGGTACGATTATGTGACCGATGACGGATGGAAGAAGGGCAGAATACCATCTTTTGATTCTACCTGGAGGACCTGGAAGGTCGGCGAACAACTGCGTTTTGTTTCCAAGCAACCAGGCTGGAGCATTGAACAGCAGTCGGAGATGAGATTCGTAGACCACGTGATTGATCTACAGAATTTTTTTAAACTGAACGGAATACCATACGTGATGTATAATAGCCTAAGCAATGATTTGTCTTCGGACAACAAAGATATCGAGCTGATGAAAACTCAGATAGATAGATCCAGATTTTTCCGCTTGGACGATTGTCATTTCAATTATATTATGGATAATAAAATGATTGTTGCACCAAACGATCCACATCCGTCAACGGAAGGACATGAAAACTGGGCAAAAAAACTAAAGGAATTCATAGATGCTAACAATTTATGCACCACAAAATAATCTAAACAGCAAGGCATGGGAAGTCTTCGATGGAGTCAAAAAGTCCTGGCCAGAGCAAGTGTCAGTATTGAATAATCGGCAAGAAAATGATCCTAAACCAAATTCGATGTTTTGGGGTTTTGTGGGTAACAATTTGGAAATGGTCAAGAAGTTAGAAGCAAGAATGCACAATTATTGGTTCACTGACACACCTTACTTTGGCAGATTTGATAACAGTAATTTAAAATCAGACAACCACTATTGGCGAATTTGTAAGAACAGAATTCACGCACATTATATCAAAGATTGCAAAGCAGATAGGTTTGAAAAATTTGGAATGCGAATTAAAGCACCTAACTTTGCAGGCAAACACGTTTTGGTGTGTCCTAGCAGTTCAGGTATACATGGATATCTGGATACACCCAACTGGACGAACGAAACAATCAAACAGATTAAAAGGTACACGGACAGACCAATCAGACTTCGACACAAGCCTAGGGGCAGGGGTACATCAGGGCCAAGTGAGGCAAAGGTACCCCTATCCGAGGACCTTAAGGAAGCCTGGTGTGTAGTGACCAGTTGCAGTATAGCGGCGGTAGAAGCAATATGTGAAGGTATACCTGTGTTCTGCCATAATCTAAGTTTTGCAGTAGATGTTGGAAATATCGAATTGTCAGATATAGAAAATCCTTATTATGGTGGACCGGAACCTTGGTTATACAGTCTTGCCTACCAACAGTTTACTCCAGAGGAAATCAACGACGGCAAGGCTGTTGAAATTTTAATGGACAAAGGATTGTTATGAAAATAGAAAAACTTAAAAACAATCTATGGGTTCCTTCCAATGACGCTCAGATAGAGCAATGGAGAGAGAAAGGATATCCACATATGCAAGAACGTTGTCTCAATGACTTTGTAAAATGGTGCGAGTCGCAAAACAAAAAATTTAATTGTATCATAGATGTAGGAGCATGGTGCGGAACCTGGAGTATGGTAATGCAAAAGTTCGCCAGGCAGGTTAAATGCTATGAGCCAAACAAAACACATTTTGAATGTCTGACTAGGAATTTGGCACCATACAACCATACAAGTTTGTACAATCAAGCAATAGGAAGCCAGAACGGATTCATAAAATTATCTGACGAAACAGCAACACAGAACACAAGGGTACTTGAAGAACCAGGAAACACTCCAATAACTACCTTAGACAGCCTCGAGATAAAAGGTGTAGAAATGATAAAATTAGATGTTGAAGGATTTGAAATGGAAGTATTAAAGGGTGCGGAAAAAACACTTCAAGATGTCAAATTTGTAATGATAGAACTGAACAACAACAGTAAAAAATACGGAAGTAGTAATCTAAAGATAGAGAAATTTTTAGTTAAACTTGGGTTCAAAACACTGATAAAGGTGTGGCCCGATGTGGTATGGTATAGGAGTTAGTATGGAAGAAATGTATGTGTGGCTCAAAGAGAACTTGGCCGACAAAGGATACAAGCCAGAAAAAATTTTAGATATCGGTGCTTGGAATGGTTTTTGGACAATCAATGCAAAAACTTTTTGGCCGGACAGTAATTACACCTGTATTGAAGCAGGCCAAAAACATGAAGACAACTTGAAGAAAGTCGCAGATCAATATCATATTGCAGTGCTAGGCGATGAAAACAAGGAAGTAGACATGTATATAAATCCTGTGGGTTACACCAAAGGTGCAACACTTTTGCCGGCCTCCACAAACAAGAAAAAGAGACCCGACCGAAGGACGATGCAGACACTGGACACGCTAGTAGGTAAGGACGCCAAATTTGATTTCATAAAACAAGATATTCAAGGTGCTGAAATATTATGCATGAAAGGATGTCCTGAAATATTCCAACGGGCAGATTACGTGTTGAATGAAGTAAATCTTTTTTCCTACGCTCACTCTCCGAACACGCCTTGTAGGAAATCAATGGACGAGTATATGCGATCTATAGGCTTTCCCTATGCAATATCAATCAACACACACTTTGGTGACCCTAAGCAGGTAGATAGGTTGTACAGCAAAAAAGAATTTAATTAACGCACGAAGATATAATCATTAGGACGACCTTTTGTGTCCCACGTTCCCACATGTTTGTAACCGAGTCCCTTCAACAAGTCAGATGCTGAGAAGTCACCCCTGTTCTGTTCTATCACTATGGTCGGATTGCAACGCTCTATTGTGTCCAGTGATCCTTGTAATATCTTGGTCTCGTAACCCTCAACGTCACACTTGATGAAGTCCACGTTGGCGAATTTGAACTTGTCAACGGTGGTTATGTTCACCTTTAATCCACTGTCTAGTTCCTTGATTCTGCCTACGCCTCTTTTGGTGTAACGCACATCATCCTTCTCGCCCAGCCCTGTGTTGTGGTAAGTGAACTTGTTCACGTCTTTTACTTCTTTAGCCAAGAATGACTGCCTGTCCCTGAAGTCAAAACAATGCACGTGTTGGAAGTCGGGCTCGAGCCATTTGGCGAAGCCAAACGTGTCACAGCCTATGTCCAGGGCGTTCCTGAATTCTTTTATGTGGGGTTTGCACCACTCATAGAAGTTATTCCATACTACTAGTTTTTTTTGATACGTTGACATATACTCTCAAATTTTTTATTTGACATATCCAGTTGTACAACCGGGCGTCTTATGTAGTTTTTATTTTTCTCCAACACCTCTATATCTTTGCTTTTTGTTATAAGGAACGTATTAGGAAAGTAAAGTATATTTTTACCCGCGAGACGCAAGTCATCCCTGTTGTTACGATCATTCCTTTCCTTAAAAAACCAAAGGCATATTACTTCTTTTTGAAAATTTATGTGCCTTAGGTCGTCAATAAACTCGAATCCTGTTTTATATTGCTTGTCAAACTCCTGCCAGGTATGGTGATCTAGATTGTTTTGATTCTCATACAACTTGTCGTATTCCTTAGTGTCAAATATGTTGGTAGCATACACGTGGGTTACCGGTTCGACAAAAATTTGATCTGACTGAATTTTTTCCCAATTCATTATGCCGAGAAAAGGTTTATAACTTCTTTCTTCCACACGTCGGCGTATTCACATTCTCTGTAACCATCAAACCAAGGACCACCTTCCGTGTAGTGAAGTATTTTTGGTTTTCCGTCTTTAGGTTCTTTGTACCATCCAACTAGCCAATTGTAATGATGTGGTAAAGATCCTATGTCTGCATCGTCTAGCCACGAAAACCTGTGTAGAAACTTTGGACTTTCTTGATTAAGCAGTGCAGGAGTTAGGATTTTATTTTTCTCGTGACCACAATTCCACAGAACCATGGAACTCCAATTCTTACGTGGGTACACGGATTGTACCTGTCCGTCCATCTTTGTAGTCTCTTTTGGTTGGTACTCATGTTGCACACATACAACTGCTTTTGATTCATCACAGTATTGCTCTAGTTCTGTGGTTGGAACTTTCCAAACAAAATCGCAATCGCAAAACACCGCCCAGCCTTTGAAGTCGTTAAGGTATGGAACAAAAAACCTAGTAAAAGTAAATTCTGTAGATGCAAGTTTATCGGACTCTCTGGTGTATATGCCTTGCGATCTCATGTCGTTCTGTTTTAATGGTATAACTTCTGCTGAGGGATCTCTGCGTTTGATCGAGTGTTCACACACCTGATATGCTATGTCTTCTCTGCTGTCCCAACCTACATAAACCTTCATATCAAATATTTAAGTCTTTGGCCAGTTCAGGTATAAAATTAGATAGTTCTATCTTCCTATAGGCATCTCTTTTAGATATGACTTGCTTGAATCTTTCTATCTGCCTGTACACATCTGAGTCTAGATTTTGTTTGATGTTTTTAATCAAAGCATCAAAGTTAGTTGTGTGCATCAGTTTGTCTTGTTGCAGTCCTAACAATCTCTCGAGAGACTTCTCCTTGGATTTTTTTGGTAAAACTCTTAAGTGTAGGTAATCTGGCCCTTCGAGAATATTGAAATTACAATGTATCTTGACAGCGTTTGCATAATCGATCATGTCTTTTATATACATCAAATTGAAATTTTGTACTGTATGATTAATCATGAACGTGGCATTCTTTAATTTTCTTAACATCTGCACGTTGTATTTGATTGTTTCAAAATTACTAGGAAATCTCAGGTAATCGTTCACTTTGTCTATGCCATCGATGCTGAAAATAATTTTCAAATTTCTAAATCTTTCTAGAAGTTTATGTAGGTCATCGTTATATATTGTGCCATTCGTTGTTATCCATACAGCGAGATTATGTAGGTCCTTCTTCCAACTTAATTTTTCCAATAGTTGTATTATCTTTGGATTCATCAAGGGTTCACCACCCTGTAAAGTTATGTGTGTCACATTGTGTTTTTCAATTTGTTCTATGAGGTAGTCCAGTCTCGAGTCATCGTAATCATAGTTCTTCTGATCTAGTTTCTCAAACCCCAGGTCGTTGTTCTCAACTAGCAACTTACTGCTTAAAGTTCCACTGCACATATAACATTTTAGATTACAAAGATTTGTGATGTCGAGGTTGTAGTCTTCGGGGTGTTCCAAGTTTTCTTTGCCAAGCAGTTTCAAATATTCCTCTGCTTTTTTATTGCCAATCACTTTGTATTGGAAGTTTGAGTTTTGACGCAAACTTCTTGATCCTATTGCCTCCTTCTCCCAACATATCCTACACTCCTTGGGAGTTTTGTTTTCTTTGAAGGCATTTATAAGATACTGCCTGTAATCACTATTCCAATAATCCACTATATCGTTTTGTTTTAGATTGAATCTGTGTTGTCCTTTGAATTCTGTTTCGTTTGGTCTGGCGTCACAACATACTTTGATTGATCCGTCTGTGGTAATGTTGATGCTGTTGTAGGGTCTGATGCAGAATTTATTTTTTTCCATGTAGTAATGAATGAATTTCTTTCCAATTACTTACACGTATGATTTCTGGGTGATCGAAGTCACGGTTGTATGGGTGGTCTATTAAAATAGGCTTTAAACCGTAATTGAGCCCTGCTAAGGCGTTGTGAGGCTTGTCCTCGACCCAATACAGTCCGGTTCCGTGAAATTCTGCTAATGCGCTGTCTTTGTCTGCACCTGTACCAAGAATATGGTAGTTTGTAAAAATGTGTTCACCAAATAATTCACCGAGTCTACGCTTTCTCAGTTCCTGTGCTGGCTTATCTGATGTCTGCGACGTGATGGGAATGAACGTCCAACCTTCCGCCGCTATCAGTTTAACCCAGGTCTGTGATTCGAGCATGGGACGTTGTGTGCCCATCCAAGCACTCCTATTGAATTCTCTAATTTCTTTCCTCACCTCTGTTTTTGTAAGTCCAAATCTTTCCGCCATTTCGTAGGTGTTTTCTTTGTCGGGGAGAAGTTTATAAGGATGATATCTCGCACCACGTTCGTCGAACAGTGTGCGTTGCAACATCCATTTGGTGAAATGGTGCTCCCATTCCAGTAGCACTCCGTCTACGTCTGTTAATATGATTCTATTTGATGTCGGCATCTTCCATTCCAGCGACCCTCAGTTTCACAATGTTGGTTATCTGCCATTGCTTCTGATCCAGTCCTTTGGTTATGCCCAGCCATTGGTTTCGCAGTAGTGCGAAATCGTTTACGATTTTTGTCAGGTCAACAACGTCATCCTCGCCGTCGACATACTTCTCTGCGTCTCTGCTTGATAGTGCTCTGTTATAGTTCTCTAGAAATTTCTTAAATGTTTTTGATCTCAATCTTCTCAGTTCGATGTTTAGGTACTCTAATATTGCTTCTAATTGTTGAAGTTGTCCAAAACGTTCTTCCACTATACCTGGAAGTGCCGCGGATGCTCTTTCAAGGTTGCCGTATATCTTACACTGCTTCTTTGCTTCAAGCAGTTCCTTGTCAAAGTGTGCGACGCAATCTGGAATTTTTGCTAGACTTCTACTAACTTCGTTGTACCAATTAATCATCTCTATACCTGTCGTCGTACGGCTCGTCTACTTCGTCCTCGTCTTCAAACACGGTATTGATTGCTTCTTCTAGTTTAGGATCAAACTCTCCGGATGCCTTTATCTCGTCGGATTCCACACCAATGTCTTCTAGACTTTTGATAAAATCAATTGCCGCATCTAGTCTTGATCTTTCTGGTACGTAGTGCGAAATCGAACTCCAAAGACGTTCTATGTCTTCGTGGGTGAAATCAATCATTATTCTGCGTCGTCCTCTTCTATAGTTTCTGTTTTCTTCGCTTTTGATTTTGGTGCGTCTTCAACACTTTCCGCTTTCGCTTCTGTGCTTTCTTTGAAGTTTGCCATTATCATATCTAATTTATCACCAGTCCACGCTTTTCTGAAGTCTATGTGTTCTTTCCCTTGTGGATCAACATATTTCAGTCTATTTCCGGTTTGTACAAGAATACCTTTCTTCTCGAACAGGTCCACCAGTCCACTGTAGGGATCCATACCTGTGTCATAAGGGATCTTGACCTGCACACCCTCGAATGGTTTAGCATATCTTGTTTTCATTACCTTACAAGCGGCCCTGATACCTCGAACTTCAGATATCTTGTTGCCCTTCTCGTCTTCTTTGAGTTTCAATTTCTTCATTGCTATCACGATAGAACTTGCATAGATGAATCCCTGTCCGCCTGATATCTTGTCATCTGGATCAAACATGTCCTGTGATGCGTAGGTGTGGTTGGTCGCAATCAATCCCACGTTCCAACTTCCAAACATGTTTACACAGTTCCTGACCAGTGCGGTAAGAGCCTTTGGCTTCCTACCAAGGTCGCCTTTCATGTCTCCCGCTTCAAATTGGTTCACGTCTGTAGGTGTCAGCATCATGCCCAAACTGTCTATCACGAAAAGAACTTTAGGAGCACCTTCTTTGTTGTCAGCATGTTGTTCCTTGTAGCCTTTCATAAACTCTGATATGGTCTTGGCCACGTCATCCACCATTGACATGCTCAGTTTTAAAAGTTTTTCTTCCGAGGTGTCAACGCCCAGTGCTTGTAGCCATGTCTCATCAAGTGCGTTCTCTGTGTCTATCAATATAACGAAGATACCCTGTGCTTGGGCGTTCTTGATTATGTTTCCTGATGCTATGTATGATTTACCTGCCCCTGATTCTCCTGCGAGCACAGTCACCTTACCCAATGGAATTCCTTTGTTGAAATCACTGGTCATCAAATAGTTCAGAGCATAGTTGCCTGTAGATATCCAGTCTGTTGGATCACTGAAACCTATTCCTAGTCCTTGGATTGATTTTGTGATACTCTTTCTAAATTTTGTTGCGTCAAATACTTTTGTCATATTGCCCCTATAATATTATCCAAAGGATTATTGCCACAATCAACATCCACGCGGGTATTTGTTTGTACAATATCCATTCTATTGCTTTTGTAATTTTTCTTTTTATATCCATACGTTATATTACTACACAAGGCCCTAACAGTCAATATCAGGGCCTTGGTAAAATGTCAGATTATTTTGCTTGTCTTGATCTGATCAGTTTCAGTATGTCCTCTGCCCTCTTGGCACTGTCAGTTGCAGGAGCCGCCGGAGCCGCCTCTGGTTGTGGTGCTGGTGCAGATTCAGTTACTGGTGCCGGTGCAGGTTCAGATGCAGGTGCTGTCGTTGCCGCTGGTGCCTGTGCCACAGGTGTCTGTGGTGCATTGTAGGCCACGCCCGCTGGTCTGAAGTACTGTCCGTACTGTTCTAGATCATAAGCCTCACCTTCAACAGATTTCTCAAATAATTCCTTGATTATTTTTACCTCTGTCTCTGTAGGCTCTTTTGGTCTGAAGTCGTTCAGGTTGTGTAAACCATGGGTGTCGATCGCGGCTCTCTCTGCCTCGTCCAACGCTCTTTCTCTTCTTGACCATTTTGATGTTGAGTAGTCAGCGTAACCACC